TTTCTGTTTCTGTTTCCGAATATTGGCGTTTTCGATTGGTGGGCTGGCGTTGCCTCCATCCGTTGGTGGTGGAGTCTTTGGCTTGGCGACTGCTTTCTTTTTTGGTGCAGTCTTGGCCGCTTTCTCCGCTTGTAGTGCCTCGATCCCTCTTACAAGGGTGGCGGCTACAAAATCGCCGTTTGGTAGATTGTTTAGGATGTCGCCATACTGGCGCTTTAATCCCCCGAATAATTCTTTCCGAGCCTCTGCCGTTTCATCGTCCTGGTTGAGCCAGGGATGTGTGGCGATAGTGTCCTGTTGCCATTGAGCTTTTTCCCGTAAGTAATTCTGCCGTGCTGGAATTTTTTCAGTAAGGTACTCGTCTGCCTGAGTAAGGATATTGCGGATATCATCATCGCTATATTCCTTGCCATCGACTTCTACGAATGACTTCCCGATATTCTGTAGGGCGAACTTCTTGGCGGCTTGGGCTTCCTTCTGCAACTTTTGCAAGTCTTCAAAGGTCTGAATATTTTCCAATTCAGGTTGGCCGGTTGCCTGCTCAGTAGGTTGGCTGTTGGATTTAAGAGATTGAATCTCGGCCTTGAGTGCTTCAGCAGTTTCTTCTGCTGACTTAGCCCGTGCGGTTAGTTTATTAACCTGCTTTAGGAGCTTCCCGACTGCCTTGGGAGGTTCTTCTTCAGACTCGTCCTCCTCGTCAGATTCTTCATCGTCTTGCTCGGTTTCCTCTTCGGTATCTTCCTCTTCTTCGGAAAACTGTGAAAGAACATCTTCCTCTTCCGATGCTTCTGCCTCTTCGGACCCCTCGGTTTGTTCCGCTTTAGCCTCATCGTCAGATGCCTTCTGATCCTGTTCGACTTGGTCAACAAAGGATGCCGCCAAATCTTCCATGCTCATTGGGCCTTGCGCTTGATTGTCTTCTGCTCCCGTCTCAGCCGGAGCCTCGCTAATAACTGTTTCTGCCATAATTTCTCTGCGTTTGAAGAGTTCGCACTCTCTTGCGTTGTTCTGCGGAGTAGATACACCCCGCCAATGACAATTTTAGCAGATGAAAACGACAATTATTCAGGAAACTTTAAAAACTTCCCAATTTTCTAAAAACTTCTCATATTTCCCTCGGCTCTGCGGGTTGTGAGGGCATAAAGTTAATCGAATGCCCGACACTTGCAGGCATGGGATCAAGTACCAGCAGTTGCGAGGTTCCACATATGCCGCCACTACATCAACTTTTGTACAATCGATTGGATCTTTCTCTTTGGAGCCGGTGGCCGCAGTAACCATATACCTGCCAATTCCACCCCTGCCTTCTTTCATCAAACCACCTGTGCCTTTGACCTGCACCTTAAAGGCTCGGCCAGCTTGGTTCATTACGATGCAGTCCTGCGGGAGGTAATCCCCTAATGGGGTAAATACTTCGAGGCCATTCTTGAGTGCCTCGATGAAAAACTGCTGTTCGTAGAGGTTACCCTTCCTCTTCATCTTCGTCCGAAAGGTCTATCTCGCTCTCGAACTCCAATACATCTTCTCCCAACCACTCGTTTAGATCGTCCATTGCAATCTTCGCCATGTCCATATCCTCAATATCAGACTCCTCCAGCCATCGATTTAATAAGGCTCGATGCTCGGTCTTGAATTTCTGATGAGGAGTCTCAGTCATCTTTCTCATCGATCAATGTTATAATGCGGTGAAAGGCGGCAATCTCACCCGATAGTCGGGCAAGTTTCTCGGGGCTGTCGATGTGCTGGTAATCCATGAAATCTACTAAACACGATTCTTTCTGTTCTTTTATAAATTCAACTAAGGCTTTGAACTCAGTTAAGTCCTTCAGCCCAGCAACTGCGTCTTGTATCGTCATTTCTTTTTACGCTTTCCTTGGGATGCTTTGATCGCTTTTGCTGATGGATAGCCTTTATCCCCAGGCTTATTCATCTGCTCCCCCGAGCCTGCTTTGATGCGTTTCTTCTTGGCGGCGATATTCGCCCATAGTCCAGGTTTCTTCTTGTTCATTACCATTTAACTTTATCAGCCCAATAAGCCGCAGATGTTTTACCCCTTGCGATATTCTTGGCGTGTCTGTCTTTGAAACTTTTACGCTTTTGTTTCATCGCTTGACTCTCACCCTTCTTTGGCTTTCCAGCAGTTTTGGCACCCTGTTCACCAAATCGAATCAATTGATATTTATCCCTTTCGTTCTTGATAACAACTGCATGGGACTTGGTTGGGTGATTAGGTGTACGCTTGGGCTTATTCACCCCAGCGAACTTCATTCCTCTGTATGTTAAAGTCATGCCGCTACTGCTGTGCCTGGTACATTGCCTGGGGTAGTCCCTAGCTGTCCGATCCGAGCATTCTGCTGTTGCTGTTGCTGGAACTCTAATTGGCTAGCATAGGTCTGTAGTCTCTTCGCAAAGTTCTCATCGTTTTGCAGTCTCTCCTGCACATCGGTCGCTGGTATAGCTTCAGACCCTTGGATGTATTGCTGTAATACTTGCAAGCGAAGCTGTGCATTCGCCCCCTGCTCGGGTGCATTGACAACCTGACCAGATGCGATCTTGGCAATGTCATTGGATGTCTCGATAATCTCCTTCGTTGTGGCTTCCTGTGTAGGCATGATAAGCTGACTTGCTAGGTTTGGATCGATTGCTTCCAGTACCTTACGGAGATATACATCGTAGCGAGCCGTCCCCTGACGATCATAGGTTGCCATTAGCTTACCAACGGTATCCAGCTTTTGTATGACCTTTTCCTCGTCTGCGTTCATTGAGTTCCATGAAATATTAAAATCATACAACTCCGCAGTTTCATCCAAGATAAGCTGTGCGCCTTGCTCGTTATTTGTTACCCGAAACCATATCATCGGTCCTGAATAAGTACGATCCAAGCACCACACTCTCTTGAGGATCTCCTTCCATCCATTTAGCCAGCAGTTTACCAGGTGCTGTTTAATCACATTGGCTTCCACCGCATCTTCAGGACCAGTCGCCCGACCGGTTATGCGATTGCATAGCTTGCGGATATCCATCTCCACCTGTGTCGATGCTGGTGAATACCTCGGTGTCTCCACAAATCCAACCTCTCCACGCCTACGCACAGGCAAGAATGCACCTGGGCCCAAACGCTCGGGACGGCGACCAATCGGATATTCCACAGCAGGGAAAGTGGTCATGCTTGCCTGGTCACGCCGAGCATCCATCTCTGTCTTGGCCGCAATCTGATAACTCTTCAGCAACTCAGGGTATCCCCGAGAGTCCAATAAACGATGGTTTAAATGCTCTCTTGTGATACACACAAATGGATATCTTCCCTCGTCATATCCGACAGGCTTATGGAACCCAGCTTCTTCCATCTCCTCGGTCCAGCAGGTTTTGGTAACTACAGGCACATCATCCTCATCCAACTCCTTGCGATAGGTAGTAATAACCTTAATCAATCCCTCGTAGTGCTGGCTTCCATAATTGTTCCCATAGTCATAGGACATCATGGAGTCGGAGTATCTTTCCTCCTCGTAAAAATCTTTAGCCTTCTCAATAGCTTCATCGATCCACTTGGCATCCCATCCCTCATTGACCTTCTGCTTCAATGCTTCAGGCGTATAGTAATGCAAGCAATGGATGGAACGGGCGGACTCCAGGTCGATCACATTGCTGTCCACGATTAATTCCCGCCCAAGCTCATACGCTTTAACTGCCGGACGATTAACGACCACTTTTTCGGTCGGAATTTCGGTCTCACCTGTCTTGCGAAGTTCGTTAAGCATCTTCTTCACCCGTCTCTTCTTCAGGTTAGGGAACATCGGATAAAACATCTCCTCGACTCCCTCCTTCATTTCAGGGTCTTGGATAGCCATAACCAGTTCAGGTGATTGCTCCGCAATTTGGTCCAAACTAATAGGCTCAAACTTCCTCGTCTTCTCCTGCTTCCAGTATGTACCAAAAAAAGTCAGCCCATTCTGCAATAAATAATTTGCCCCAATGGATGACTCCCTCATCAGTTCATCCATCGTACCCATTCGCCACTTCAAAAATTCACTCACCAGCTTGGCCGATGCTATGTCACCGCTCTCCACAGGCGCGGCTACCAGGTTGGCCTGCGACAGGGCCTGCGTGAGAGTCGCGACATCCCCATCAATCAGAGGGTTTATAACGCCAGCGTCCAGGTCACTTGCACCGTCAAATGGGAACGCTTCAGGCCCATGCTTCTTGCCATCTCCACTCTTTCCCGCCCATTCGTTAAAGCGAACCTCCCGAGCATCCTCGGCTTTATCCATCCACCAACTAAGGTTTGCTTTTGCCCGTTCAAAATCCTCTTTAAGCCCATCCACATCAGGCTTTTCCTCATATATTTGTACTTCCGTTTCCATTTTAACCTTTCAAGTTTAACATTTTTTTTCTCAAATTATTCAGAGCCTGTTGCTCAATTCTCTGAAGCGATGTGAAACCAACCCCAACGAAGTCAGCAATTTCCTGAATCGTTAATGGTCTTGGCTCGTTTCCTGTAACCAAGGATTCTAGCCCCTGCTCCACCACCATTTCACGAAGCATCGCGTTAATGCGATTATCCTTCGCCTGGGGCGGTTCATACCAATCTGTACAGCTTTTCCTCCCCATCTACTTTCTTCACTAATATCTGACTCTTGGGCGGGTGATTGTCCTGTGGCCTCTTCACGCACACACCAATCTCATCCCGATCCTCAAAATATATCCTCATTAAACGAGGGTTCGGGACCATCGATAATACCCTGGCCTTCTCATACCTCGGCTTTTCCACCTCAATCACAGGAGGTGCTTCCTTCGCCACTTCCTCCTTATATACCTTCTGCACAGTCGCTCGGCTGAAGCCGACCGCTTTGGCGATCTTCGGCCATGTCTCCCCAGCCTGCCTTAATAATACAATCTGATTACGATGCCCAGGCATCACCTTATTACTCATATCAATAACTCCCCCCTCCTGTTCCGACCAATTCCTCCTGGTCAAAGTATTCAAAATTTCCCACAGCGAAATATCTCACACAGTCCACCATGTCTTTAGCCGGATTCTTTAAATCACCCGTCTGATACTCCTGCATACAGGCTACTAAGTTTTGACACTCATCCGAAATCATCAGCTTGGGATGATTCCCCAGCCCCATCTCCTTAGTACGATCCCATGCCAGTAAATTATTAATCGCCTGTAAGCCCGTCTCGATATCCAAACCTTCCGCAGGGACTACCGGTAAGCCCTCCTCCGCTAAATCATCTATAATATTAGAAGATCCTTCCGATTTCTGATAGCTCGCCGCTCCCAACCTCGGGTCGATGATACGATCCACAAATCGATCACCTTCCATCCGCCTAATCACCTCTGCATAGTCCTTTAATCCGAACCCATTGGGTTGTGCCGCCTCACCTGCACTAACCTTATCCCCCTTTGTCAGGTCAATCCATCCACCATAACTGTCAAAGTCAGGAAACTCCTTAACCGCCCAGGCTACCCCATGTGGATCAATCCCAAACAGCACCATCGTCCAAGGCTTTGCCCCAGCAGGGTCAATCGAAAGCACCCACGAGGCATCCGCATCGTCCGCTAAAACAGGCACTTCCTTAGCCTGCACGATATTCTTGTCAGAAAAGGCGGGAAATACAGTTTTAGATGCCTTAACAGGCACTCCATACGCCCGACAAAGGATCGTTTCCCTCTTTTCCCCCTCCAATTGCGTCTTCATCGCCGACCATCCACCAAACGGATTGGCCGCTGTATGGAAATACACCACACTCGAGGCTTTTCTTAATGGCTGTTGGACCAATGGAACCTCCTCACCATCCAAAAGGTCAGCTTTTGCCGATTCCACAGTCTTTGCACCCGTCAGCATACTCTTTACCACTGAGTTCCACCCGTCCACGGCTGTGAAACTGATGATGCCAGTTGCCGGTCGAACAACTCCATCATATTCGCTCGCATGGGAGCGTGTGACGCATCTAAATCTTAGCGTTTCAACCCAGGGCATAGGTATTAATTCATCTGCCCAAAATCCAATATTATATGTCCCGTTGACCGGAGGTCGCGGACAGCCGATCTCTCCACCCTCAATCGTAGAAATGTCCTGACTCCAATTTCTAAAGATACATTGGCTACCGTTATTTAGCGTGAATTTAGACGCTGTGAAGCCATTACGAAGGCTGTACATCACATATCCAACCTTCCCCCTGCCCAACGACTTCAACTCTTTAGGTAATGCATTGTATACCAAAGCCTGCTGAAATTGGATCGAATTGGCCGATGTTTCAGTAAGACACCAAATAATAGTACCTGGGTTTTCAACGAGGCATTTGACTACCCGCTTGGCCGCGTAAAACGATTTTCCAGCTCTGTTACCCCCCATAAGAAGGATTTCCGAGTGATTCTTTAACTGCTCATCCGCCAACTTCCAGGTATCCAGTTCAAACCCATGACGATATGGGTCATCCTTCTCCAGCTTGATCGCTTCTTCCCTTCTCTCCCAATAGGCGAGGATGCTCTCAGGCGACATCCGCAGCATCTCTGCCTTGCTGAGAGGCGGGATGGCGGGATGCGGTGACCATTCAAGAGGCATGGCTAATGATAACAGATTATCGATAGGAGGTCACCTCGGGTTGGGCAATTTGTCAGAATTTTTTTGTGGGCTATAATCGGTCGGCGGTGATCGCGGGGCCGGTTGGCAGACCCCCTCCCCCCCTCCTAGAGCCTAAAAATTTTTATGTGATTTCGGCAAAATAGCATAATTTGTTATATATTTACCATATTTATAGAAAATCGGACAAAAAATGATTCGTGAAATAGGGATTATGTCTAATTAGACTTGCATCAATCCTTATTGAGAATACTTTCTCAAATTATCTCACCGATTGATTTTATATGCCGACTACAAGACCCAGGGTGTACCAACAAGCTGAGAACCTGCCAGCGAATC